TTTATATATTTTGAGTATTCAATAGATAACTCTTTTTGATTTCTGTCCATATCTTTCCATTCATCAAAATTTTCTTCGTTATTGTGATTCCAAGGCTTGTGTTGACAATCGTGTGTATATTCAAGGCTTATTTGACCTTTCCACCCTTCTGCGTGAAAACATTCACCTGAATCACCAGCTCCTTCATACCATACTCTAATATACTTATATCCTAAGTCTTTAAAGTATTTATTTAAACTTTTTAATGATTTAGCTTGATTTATTCTTTTTGTTTTTCTTTCTTCGTACCACTTGTCTATATCAAATGTATATGACATATTATCTCCTTTATTTTATTAAAAATAGTGAAAAAAAAGAGATTATAAGCCCTTGCTCGGTAGTCGTATTTCATACTCACGTGAGACTCATAGGGCTTATAAACTTTGGGGCGATCCATCTGTTATTTAGAGGTGTTTTTAGTGATCAGCCAAGTCGTCCCCCGACCATATGTCTACAATATGATTATCGTATCATTGATATAATGTTTAGCTATCTTACACCAATATAGCTATTGAAAATACCTAGGTCATTATCCTTACCCCGTCGTAACAGGTTGGACTAAGTTTTGGCATACTTTATGAGTAGTTCTGCAGATACTTTAAACTCAACTGTTAGGTATGCCAGCCAATTTTAAGAAACTAGTTTTAATCTGTTTTTAGCATATACTACTTTTGAAGACAACATTCTTTGATCTTCTGAGTATTTACCAGACATAATTATCTTTTGAACGCTTCTGTGTTCTCTGATATATGATCTAAGTTCGTTTTTAGTCATAATTCTAATTTCATCAAACGGATTTGTGTTTTCTGTTAAAATTCTTAACCATTTTGATCGCATTTTAACCTCCAAGTTATTAAAAAAAAAGAGAACATTATTTCAGCTCTCTTTTCTTTTTTTAATGAGTATCTTCTGGATATGTATTTTCATTCATCCATTCAGCCCAACAATCCCACTCTTTGCATAAATATTCATATTTAGCGTAGTAGTTTTCATATTTTGTGCCTTTTATTTCTTCTCCGCATTGAACACATTTATCAGGCATCTTTAACTCCTAATACAGGTAATACATCTTCTGATTTTTCTGTAAGACAAGTTAAAACACCACCGTCATTACCTTCGTCATCTTGCATAGCTATAACTCTTGTGCCGTTATCTAGTATGAATGTAATTGGTCTTTTATACCACATATATTTATTGCATTCTTTACTTGTCATATACTCTACTTTTACGATTTTTCTATTCAATAAACGTTTTTTAGCATATTTAGTCCATTGATCTGTAAGATTTTTTGTCATTTTAACCTCGAATAATTAAAAAAAAAGAGAACACTATCCATAGATTGCTCCATAGATAGTGTTCTCTGTTAGATTAGAATGGTGTTGCACTCAAATCTATTTCTACCATATCATCTTCATTATTTAGAGTATTTCTCCAAATATTCCAAGATTTTCCAGATTCAGATAGATTTATATTACCTTTAAATTCCAATCTTTGTTTAATTGTATCTAATACTATTGGATGTGGATCTTCTGTATTAGATAAATTATTAGTTTCAATTGGAACAGATATAAAATCTACATCTTCAGTTACTGATTTGTGAAATATATTATCTTCTCCGTCTATCATTTGTATTGCATTGAACTTTATTTTATTGTTAGACATATTGTCTCCTTGTTAGTTAATTTATTATAAAAAAAGAGAATACGTTTTTTAAACGTTGGGTTTTATAACGTGAAAAAAGAGCAGACTTACGTCCACTCCTTTATACATTCATCACAAATTAATTCATCTTCATTGGTTATATTTAAATCATCTAATTTAAGCATATCAGTACAAATGCTACATTCTTTCCATTGATTTAACCATTCATTTAATAATACTTTAAATTCTTGCATAATTACCTCTTTTTATTATAAAAAAGGAGGAAGGCACCGAATTAACGATGCCTTTTATTATGAAGAATTGTAGGATAAAGGAATATAATGATTATTATACACAAAAAAAGAGCAAGCTGTTGCTCACTCTTTTAATTGATTTTTTACAGTTCATCGCCATTTACTTTATATGAATTAGTAATTAAATGATGACCTAGTAATTTCTTTAGTTCATATCTAACATTACCTAATTTATGGTAATAATTATTTAAATCTTCTGAACTATTATTAGTTTCGGTTTTATAAGCACCTACACTTTTATTAGAATTTATTGTTTCTCTTAATATTTCTACATAAGCTATTAATTTATACAATTTAACATCTACAACGTCTTTTAAATCTTCCATTGAACACTCCTATTCTTTAATTATTGTAAAAAAAGAGCATAACATTAGTCATACTCTTCATCACAATTAGGACATTTAGTAGAATACTTAGATTCTTCTTTATAACCACAGCAGCAAGTCATATATACCTCTATTTTCTAGAAAAAAAGAGCAAACGTTTATGTTTACTCTTTAAATTATATTACCTTACTTATACCCGTTTGTAAGTTTTCTCTGTCTTCTTTTTCACTATAGTTACAGTATTTAAACGATAAATTTATCATTTAAGCCAGGTTTATTGTTAATTTTATGTTCATTATTTTACCTTTTATTACTACAAAAAAAGAGAACACTATACATAGATTACTCTACATATAGTGTTCACGTTAATTAGACCATTTCACGCAGTTTATTACGCATTCCTTTAAAGCCTGTAATAAAGCCACAAGTAACAATAGCGGTAACGTTGCCAACTGTTTCAAATGTTTTGAATGTGTATTTAGCAGCTTTACCTTTAGCTTGTTTATAGTTTACGTTCATAATAATATACCTCGTTAGTTAACATAACACAAAAAAAGAGCATACGTGTTAGGTATGCTCTATGTATTATCCTCTCTTAACTATGAATATTTCTGTGAACCATTCAGGCATTTCATCAGGTAATTCAGGATTAGAAAGTATGATAGATTTAAATTCTTCAACTGTTATAACGTACATTGTATTCTCCTTATATTAACATAACACAAATAAAGAGTACATTAATGTATGTGTATGGATTATGATTATACGTGTGTGTGTGATTGGGTTAGTGTACGATAAGGTCGTGTGTGTGCATTACATACGTTAGCTCACACGACTATGGTGTGGGTAAGATTAGGTTGAACTCAATTAAACGATTCAACTCAACCTAATTCAACCCCCACACCACTTAAACGTGGGGGGTACGGTTAACCCAATCTCTCTCACTCTCATTCTAAAATAACTTTTTGATTTAGTACTCTCCCAGTATTATATTACTCTATGGCTAAGAAGAACAAATATTTAGTGTTTAACATCTTTACAAAGCAATTTGAAGACGATATACCAAAGGATCAGGACTATAATGATTATATTCAAATAATAGATGCTGAGAAAGAGATAGCTCGTAAGATGATAAAGCTAAAACTAGAAAAAATTGAAGCAAAAGATTACGATGAGAGTACGGATTAAAGTAAGAGTAGACGTATATAGGAGTATTCGTGGAAAGTAGAGCGTATATTCTTACTACAAACGTAATGTTTGACAACATTAAGTTTGTAAGTGTAGTAGGAGTAGTATAAAGTTAGATAGGAAAGTAAGTATTTTAATTGCTCTATGGGTTATAGACAAGATAGTTATGTTAATTATGTTTTTATTTTTTAGATAGGGGGAATATGGATCAGATTAAAAGAAGAATAGGTGGAAAAACAAGAGAATTTGTAATATACTCTAAAGATGAAGCAGATACTAAGGGATATGCTTATATTGATTGGAGACATGCAGATAAAGGTGACTATGCCTTGTCAGATGATGGATATGTAGGTGAATGCCTTGATAGAAAGGTATATACAGACAAGAAAGGTAGGACTAAGACCTTTGTTAAGTGTGCGCATGGTGTGCAATGGGTTACAAATACAGGACAATTCCTATATGAGCCTAATAAAGAGATAGGTAACTACTCGCACGTTAAGGCAAGGAGTTGGGTAGATAGGGAAGCCAAGACACAAAGAGCAAATAATGCAGTAAATGCATACGTTGCCAGTGTTATTGGGGGTGAGAAGCCTGATTGGGAAATGATTGGTAAGATATACAGACCAGATCAAAAGTTCCCAGAGGCTACAGTAAGAAGGTTGTTTAAGAAACAAAGGATACAAGATATGGTAGAAAAAAAATTAAAAGAAATATTACTAGATAAGGGTATTACTCAAGATCAAGTATTGGAATTGCAGTTAGAGGCTTTAAACCTTGCAAGGACTAAAGGTGATATTTCTAATTTTTTAAAAGTAACTGATAGTTTTATGGACTTATTGCAAATGAAGCCAGGTAAAGTGGTAACTACAGATACTATGGAAATAGATATGACTAGTAAAATACTAGATGCAATAGAAACAGAAGAAAAGAAAGTAAAGATGGAAAGAAAGGTTGAAGAACAAGAAGATATTAGATAAACTAAAAGAAAATATGATTTTATTTGGCAAGGTATCTATGCCTAATATGTTTTCTGTACCATCACCACAGTTTCATTACCAGATTGCTGAAACATTAAAGAATAAAGAAAATAAACAAGTAAATATTATAGCACCTAGGGGACATGCCAAGTCATCTATAGTAGGTGGTGTGTTTCCTTTATATCATATAATGTTTGATAAAGGTCCTAAGCTAATTGTATTAGTATCTAGAACGCAAGACCACGCAGTTAAGTTACTTGGTACTATAAAGGACGTATTAGATTATTCTGCAACATTTAGGCAGATGTTTGGATATTGGGGTATGAACTCTGCTAAGTCTTGGGCTAAGACAGAAGTTACTTTAAAAGATGGTACTATGATTATATGCAAAGGTACAGGCCAGCAGCTACGTGGTATAAAGCACGGTAATCAAAGACCTACATTAATTATTGTAGATGATCCAGAAGATGAGAATAATACTAAGACAGCAGAGGCTATGGAAGGAAACCTAAGATGGTTATTACAATCAGCTATACCATCATTAGATCCAATGAAAGGTAGAATAGCTATTATTGGTACTCCAATTCATCAAAGATGTTTAGTAGAAACATTAAAAGAAATGGATGGATGGCATAACTTCTTATTTAAACCAGACTTAGATAAGAATATTGCATTATGGGAAGAGTGGCAGCCAGTTGATAAACTTAAACAAAAGAAGAAAGAGTTAGAATCAATTGGACGTGTAAGTGTATTTTATAGAGAATACCTTTGTGAGATAGTAGGTGATGAAGATCAACTGTTTAAAGAAGAGTATATAAACTATTACAAAGGTAAGATAATGCATGAAGATGGACATGCATATTTAAATTTAGAAAATTTAGAAGGAACAGAAGTAAAAGAAAGAAGAGCAGTAAATTTATTTATGGGAGTAGATCCTGCGTCCTCCACAGCACAAACAGCAGACTATAGTACTGTTGTTACTTTAGCCATAGACAAAGAAGGCAATCGCTTTGTTCTCCCTTATTACAGGAACAGGGCTACTCCTATGAATTTAGCAGAATCAATTATAAATCAATTTAAAATATATAAACCAACTAAGACTAGAATAGAGTCGGTTGGTTATCAAGAGATGTTAAGAGAATATGTTAGAAAAAGATGTGAAGAAGAAAAGATATTTATATCAGGATTGGAAATAAAAGAAAGACCTCGTAATTCTAAGTCATCAAGACTAGAAACACTGCAGCCTTACTTTGCACAAGGTAAAGTCTATATAACTAAGGATATGATAGAGCTTAGAGATGAATTGCTACTATATCCTAGAGGTAAGCATGACGATTTACTAGATGGACTGTATTATGCAAATAAAGGTATATTTACACCGCATCATGATAGTTCAGACGATAAAAGCAGTGAAAACAATACTTTTCAAGGTAAATTTAAAAATGATTCTTGGATGACAGTGTGACCTCGTATTATATTAAAGGCAATTTAATTAGCTAATTAATTAGGTATTATGCCAAACAAAGAACAAGATGTTCAATTACAAGAGCAGGAAGTTAAGCTAACCGAAGAACTAGTTAGGGAATACTCTTCTGCTAGAGCTGATTGGGCTAAACAAGCTGTTGAAGACAGTGAGTTTAAATCAGGCGCTCAGTGGACAAAAGAACAAGTAAACAAATTAAAAGCAAGAAATCAAGCACCAGTAGTTGTTAACTGTATACATAATGCAGTTGAACAAGCTAAAGCTATGCTTACAACTAATAAACCTAGGTTTCAAGTAGTAGGTAGAGAATCTAGCGATAATGAAACAGCTAGAGTTATGTCAGATTTATTGGCTTGGGTGTGGGATAATTCAAATGGAAATACTGTTTTAAAGCAGTGTATAGAAGATTACTACGTTAAAGGGATAGGATGTATAATGGCTTACCCTGATATGAACGCTGATTTCGGTAAGGGTGATGTCGTTCTCAAGTCCGTTGATCCTATGGATTTATATATTGATCCAGCATCACGTGACACATTCTGTCAAGACGCTAACCATATAATAATAGCGAAGAAAACAATGCAATCTCAATTACTTCTTCAATTCCCTGATTACAAAGATTTAATTTTATCTGCTGATGAAACAGGAGTTTTAGGTGATTATCCCACAACTAGAGATGTAAGTATTGAAAAACAACAAGTAGGACCTTTTAATAAAGGCAATTCTAATAATGCTCTAGATGAAGATAGACAATTAGAATTAATGGAAAGGTATACTAAAGTTAAAATGCCTATGTTGAGAGTGTTTGATCCTTTTGAACCTAAAGAGCATGTATTAACAGAAGAACAATTTGAAGAATTTTTAGAAAGACCAGCTTTTATTATTGAAAGAAGAGGTAATCCAGAACCAGCGTATGTTACAGGGAGAGAGGAAGTAGGACAAGCTAAACTCTTATTTGATGAGTTTGATGGTATTTACCATGAGTATGTAGATCCTATGTCTGGTCAACCAGTGCAACTAAAAGGTGAAGAGCAAGCAGGTTCAGTTCCAAATTCTACTACTAGAATAATACCAATTAAGATTAGAGACTTGTTTGAAGACAAGCAAATACAAGTAACTCCTATTAAATGTGATAGAATCAGATGCATTATATCAGTAGGTGATAAACTTATTGCAGATTATATGAAACCTATAGAGCATTATCCAGTAGTTACTTTAATGAATCATCACGATAGAAGTCCTTTTCCTATGAGTGATGTTAGACTTGTTAAAGGTTTACAAGAATACGTTAACAAGGTAAGAAGTTTAATTATAGCACATGCTTCTAGTTCTACAAATGTTAAGTTGTTAATACCTAGAGGTTCTATGGATAAACAACAATTAGCACAAGAATGGGCTAAGGCAGGTACTGCTGTTATAGAGTTTGATCCAGAATTAGGACAACCTATTGTAGCAGGTCCAGTTCCTCTTCCTAATGAATTATATAACAATGAAAGAGAAGCAAAAGCTGATATAGAAAGAATTTTAGGTATATATGCATTAATGCAAGGTGATCAAGGTGCTGCACCTCAAACATATAAAGGTACTTTAGCACTAGATGAATTTGGTCAAAGAAGAATAAGATCTAAAAAAGATGATATAGAGTATATGTTAAATCAACTTGGTAAAGTTGTTATACAAATGATGCAATGGATATATACAGATGAAAAGACTATTAGAGTATTACAACCTAATAGCTCTCCTAAAAATGTAGAAATAAATCAAATGGTTTACGATGATTTTACTAATGTTATTCTAGGGAGAATAAATGATATAACAATAGGCAATTATGATGTGCAAGTTATATCTGGCAGTACATTGCCTAATAATAGATGGGCTAGATTTGAATATTATAAAGAATTATACTCAATGGGAGTAATTGATCAAACAGAGTTATTAAAACAAACTGACGTTGCAGATATGGAAGGTGTTCTTGAGAGAGCTGGAATACAATCTCAATTACAAGGACAAGTCGGGCAACTAGAAGAAGAAGTTAAAAAACTCAAAGGTGATCTACAAACAGCACAACGTGAGTCATTACACGATAGAAAACGTGTTGAATTAAAAGATTTTGAGGTGAAACTTGCTAAGATGGAAGCATCTATGCAAGCAACAGCTCAATTGTACAAGCATAGAACTAATGATCAGTTCAAGCAGGTAAAAGAAGAAGTTGAAGAAATGGCTAGTAATAATGAGTCAGAAAACGTCATCTCTGCTAGAAATGAAGAGTTGCTAGGCTTGGAAGAATAGTTGCTGATAATGACAAACTAGGAGAATAAATGGAAAATACAATTCCAACAGAACCAGCAGTAATGGAGACGACTGATCCTGCAAAAGCACCAATAGGGCAAGCAGGAACAACACCGTCTGAAGTAAATGTCTTTTCGACTGAAGGGGACATGATTTCACCATCTAATGAAACTGCTACAGGGCAATTAGCCAGTCAAGCTAATGCTGTCCCAGAACAACAGACTTCAGTAAAACAAGATGCAGATCGTTATGAGTATTGGCAATCAAAACACGATAGGACTCAAAGTGAGCTTAATAATTTACAAGAACAGTTTAATTCTTATAGACAACAAATGGATCCTCTAGCTCAGACAATACAGCAGAATCCACAAGTCTTACAAAATTTACAGCAATCGCTTTCCAATGAACAACCTGCCGAGCAGAATTCATTGAAGCAACCTGTTCGTCCTGAGAAACCACATTCTTACAACGAGGTAGATGCATATAATGATCCAGATAGTGATTCTTTCAAGTATAGACTTGAAAATGACATGTATCGAGATAATATGATAGATTATTATGGAAAAGTTGATGAACATCGACAAATGCAACAAGCACAAGCACAAGAAGTTCAAAATCAAAGAGCTGCAGAAGGACAAGCGTATAATCACGCTGTGTCTGGTTTAGGCTGGAGTCCTGAGAAAACTAGTGATGCTATAAAATGGTTGCAAAATCCTAATAATGTGACATTCGACACATTGTTTAAAGTTTATGAAATGATGAATGCACCAAGTAAACAACAGGTGCAAACTCAACAAAGAGTAGCTGAATATCAAAATAGAGAAGAGAGATTAAAAGTACCACAATCAACAGCTGTTGCTAGTGGAACTTCTCAAGCTCCTAAAAATGATGAACAGTTATTCAACGAAAGCATGCTAGCTTGGAAAAAATAAAATAAATCTATCCCTGACCGAAGGCTTAAAAAGCAGTTGAGCGAAGGGTAATTGGAGAAAGAAAATGGCAGCAAAAGATCTATCGGCTTCTGGAGTTCTCTTTACGGATAGACGTAATTTTTACATCGATCCTCAAGTGACTAAAGAATTGTGGACGGACGTAACACCATTTACAACCGTTATCGCAAACAAGGAAACAAGAAACGTTCCAGATCCCGTATTTAAAATGTTCGAACACAAACAACCATGGGTTAAGCAAAGTTTTTTCGCAGCAAGTGAAATAGGCGCACCAGGTGCTAATACTGAATCAGCAGATTTAGATGTTGATAATATAGTAGGACTACCTGCATGTGATGCTTCTTGGCTTGGCCTAGTTGTTGAGTGCTGGGATAGCACTGAAACAACTAAAAGAGGTGTTGCAATAATAACTACAGTAACCGATGCAAACACTATTCAATTTACACCATTAGATGCTGATTTAGATTGTGCAGATAATGATGTATTTCATGTAGTTGGTAATGCACACGGTGAAGGTGGTTACTCACCTGAAGCATGGGCAGATGAACTTAAAGTAGTTTATAACTCTTGCCAAATATTCAAGAATCCTCTTGAAATTACTGGTACATTGTTAGAAGCAGCTTTAAGAGGTGAATCATCTGAATTAGCTAGATTAAGAATGCAGAAATCACAAGAACACAAAATCCAAAAAGAAAGAGCTTTCTTATTTGGTAAACGTGTAGGTGGTACTGGATTAGGTGAATCAGCTTTTGCAGACGGTTATAGAGGCTCGGATGTTGATGAAACATTTGCAGATGGCGGTATTAATGGCGCAGCAGTTGGAACAATAGCTACTCCAGCAGGTTCAGGAGCAGGATTAGTTAGAACAACTTATGGTATTATACCAGCTATTGAAGCATACGGTAACTCAACAACAACTCACGATTATCAAAACATATTTACAGCATCAGAAGCAAGTTATACATATGCTAATTTTGTTGATGATATGGAAAAAGTATTCCAATATGTTCCAACATCAGGTGTTAAAAAAGCATTTGTTGGTGCTGGTGCATTAGGTTACTGGTCTAAAATGGCAGGTAACTCTGGATTCGCTGGTAATAATGGATGGAGTGTTAACATAGGTGATATGAAAAGAGATGCTTTAGGGTTCAATTACAGAACTTTAGAAACACCTCATGGAATGTTACAAATGATTCCTACTCCTGCATTGAGAGGACCATATAACAAATACATGCTAGTAGTTGATGATGATAATTTATTCCACTCACAGTATAGAGCTTCAATGTATCAAACGAATATCAAAACTGATAATGCGTATGATGGCGTTAAAGATCAATACATGTCTGATGAGGGAATCGGTATTACTAACATTAACTCACATTCGTTAATTAAAATCACAGCGTAAGGAGGGCTAAGAAATGGCTAGACCTTATATTGGTGGAACGAACGGTGGCGTAGTAAACTGCGATGCTGCAACAACTTTAGGAAAATCTGATTCTGGTAAAACATTTTATGTTACAGATACAGGTTCTTCAGGCTACACTATAACATTACCAACTCCTGCAAATGCAGGTATAGGTTGGAATTGTAAATTTGTAGTTAATTGTGCAGCAGGATCTACATTATCTAATAGTGGCGGTGAAGATGTCGTATTAAATGATGGGCAAACAGATGTTATGGTTGTTCATTATATTGATGCAGCTGATGCAGGTGCTGTTAGTGTAGTAGTAGACGATCAAGCTGATACTGTAGGATTTGATCATACTTGTAAGAAGGGCGATTTTATCGAACTTCATACAGATGGTACGATCTGGTTTGCTTATGGTGTTAGTGGTGCAGATGGCGGAATATTGGTAGCTACTTAATATTAGTTTAACAGAACTAGGAGCAAGTCGTATAAAGGGCTTGCTCCGAATCTGTCACAAAGGAAACTATGGTATTTAAAACAAGAATAGGTTATTACACAGGCACAACAGATGGCTATACTGACGATGAATCAAAGCAGTATATTGTTGATGGTTGTTATGATGTGTATAATAAAATCAAAGCTACAAAAGGCGGATTCGTAACTCAAAAATTTGGGATATGGTCTGATCCTTCTATAACTAATGGTAATGCTATAGATATAGATGAAGTTTATGAAATAATATACGTTCAAAGAAATGGAATACCAGCTACTGAAGTTAGTCCAAATTTAATACATAAATATACTGATACAGATTCAATACATTATGCATCTGAAAATGATCCAATATATTATTTTCAAGAACAGTATATGACTGTTAAACCAGCACCTACTGGTTCAGCTCATTTGTATTATATATATTTACCACAGTATGCAGTAACAAGTTATGACTCAGCTACTTCATCTATTGATAAGTTTCCTGCTGAATTTTATGATCACGTTCTTGTTTATGCATCTATAAAGATATGTGAAGCATTATATCATAATTACATAGAAGATGAAGAAGATGCAGAGCTTGCTCAACTTATGACTGGTAGAATTGATAGATTGAAAGCTCAATATAGTGAAATGTTTATAGTAGGAGGAGCAGAATGAAGTTAAAAGAAATGATAGAGAATATTAAAGAATTACATCCTAATGTATCAGATCAAAGAATTGTAAAGTTATTAAATCAAGCTAATATTGAATTTTGTACAGATACAAGAGTATCAGAAGCATCTTATCTAATATCAGGTGGTACGGTAAAAGATAAGACATATTATACATTAGACGATGCAATTATAGGAATTAATGAAGTTTATATAAATGGCGAAAGATCGCAAAGATTAGAAGTTAAACCAGATAAAGAAGATGAGGATATGACATAATGGGAATAAAAAAAAATATTTTAAAAGGAATAGCAGCAGGTCTTGGATTAGGAGGAACTGCAATGTATCTTGGAAATGAAGGTGAAGGAGAAACTTTTACTTCTTATCCTAGAGATGCTAGATATAAAAGATTATTACGTGGAGAACAAATTCCATTACCTGGTCTTGAAGGATCTGTCCCTCTTCAGATTGAAAAAGATAGATTTGGATATGGAATACCTACTCCCAATGCAGGTACAGTAGGAATGTTTGATGCTCAATCACAAAAAGATCACGCTGTAATTTGGGGAAAATTTGTACAACCTTACAATAAAGATTTTGGAATGAATGAATTAGCTATGTTTATGCAGGCATCAGTTCCACAAAAAGAAGAAATGTTAAAACAATACGCAGGTGATACTGATGATGCTCTTTGGAGATCTGAAGAATGGATGCGTATATCAGACGCTAGGAGACCATAATGGCGAAAGATAGATTTGGATATGGGACAGAGCAAAACCCTAATTGGAATGATTTAGGTTTTGATCGCAAATTAGATGTTCAAAAACAAATAGGACAGGTAATACTTAGAACATTACCTGCTCATATTTCAAGAGATCTTGATAATACAGATGAGCCTTACAAAATGGCTGAAGTTATTTTAAATGCAAATAATGGCAATATTAATCAAGCAGCTGAGTATATAATATCTTTAAATAAAGATTATATGCAAAAATCTTATTCAGAGAATCATATGCTTGGTGATTACTATGATTTTTTTATTAATTCAGTACCTAAAGTAGCAAATGTTAAATGGAGTGATAAATAATGGGAGTATTACATTCAAGTGGATATGTTTATTGGGTAGAAAGAGGAAAGTTAGCAGTAGGAGTAACATCTAATAATGGTGTTACTGTAACTCCTCCTAGCACAGCAAGTCACTCAATAAGATTATATGTAAAAGAAGTAGCACCAATGGATAATGGTAGTGGTGCAGAAATATCAGAATTTTCTACAGGTGCTTCTATAAATTTAGCAGAATTCTCTAAACTACCAGCACAATTCCATGAGGGGTTAATAGCAAAAGTATTAGAAAAATTATATCAAGGTACTGCAGAGGGGTTGCAAGCAGCTCAATACTGGAGAACTATTTATGAAGATCATAGAAGAAAAGCAATGAGATATGCTAATTCTAGGAGAAATGACTCAGGCGTAAGTATATTACAACATGATATGTAAGGAATAAGATGGCTACTTTTTTAAGAGACGATTCAGATTTATCAGTATTAACTGGTGTAGCCTCTACTACCGTTGGTAGTATTAGACTTACAGGGACAACAATAGGTCTAGAGTCTGATACAGATTTACTAACATTAGGAAGCAGTTTATTAGATGTTAACGCTGCTAATATACATTTTAATGGATCTACATTAGAATTTAAAGACACATCAACTGATGCCACTACAATAACACTCACACAATCAACAGGTAATATATCTTGTACTAGTTTAACAAGTACAGGAGATTTGACTGTATCTGGAGGTAAAATAACCTTTGGTAATAGTGAGTTTATAAGTAACGAAACAGATAACTATATACAATTAGGCAATTCAGCTTCAGATGCTGACCTAGGAGTAATGCTGTCAACTGGCGAAAATTATGATTCTAGAATAATATTCACTAGTCACGTTAATAGATGGAGTGTAGGATATGATGCAAGTGATACTACAGATCATCCTTTATTATTCAATCAAGGGCTAGGAGCATTAGGAGCTAATACTAAAATGAAATTAGCTCAAGATGGTGATTTGGAAATAGCAGGCGATTTAACTGTTACAGGTAATAAGATTACTTTTGGTGCAGGTGGTATTATAGAAGAAGAAAGTAGTAGTGCTGTAATGTCATTTACTACAGAAGCAAATTATGCATTTAAAAGTTTATCAGGTGAGAATTTAAATATGTACTTTTATGCTGATAACTTAGAAGATAATTCAGATTCATGGAACTTTGAATTTGTAGATGGTGGAGATTTTAAAATAAAAAGTGGTGCTACTGGTGGTTATGTTTCTATAATGGAATTAACCAATGCTGGTAATCTTCAAATAGATGGAAAGATAACAATATCTGGCAATATTATAGAAGATAATGATGGCACTGATATGATTACATTTGATTCAAGTGGTAATTCTACATTAGCAGGTAATACTACAGGTACATTTATAGGTAATTTAACTGGAACAGCATCTAATGCTACATTAGCAGTAGAAGCTACTAATAGTACAATAGTCGCAAATAATTCAGCTGACGAAACAGTTTATCCTACTTTTGTAGATGGAGCAACAGGAACTCAAGGATTAGAGACAGATACAGGGCTTACATATAATCCATCAACTGGAATGCTTACTTCTACTGGATTTACAGGTGCATTAACAGGTAATTCTTCAACAGCAACAGAGGCTACAAATGTTACAGTATCAGCTAACAATACCGCAGATGAAACTGTATACCCAGTATTTGTTGATGGTGCTACTGGTACACAAGGTATTGAAACAGACGCAGGATTAACTTACAATCCTAATAGTGGAGTTTTAACTTCTACTAATTTTACTGGAGCATTAACAGGAAATGCAGCTACTGCAACTCATTGTTCAGATACAGTAACAACAATAGATGCTTCTAGTGGATCTTATCAAGTTGTTATTCAGCCTACTTCTAGTGGTTCTAATACTACTGCTTTAGGAAGAGATGATTATATACTATGGGATGCAGCTAATCACATATTAACAACTCAAGAAATAGGACTATCTGGAACAGATCCAAAATTTAGTATATATGATGATGATGATACAGGGGATTACTTTAGAATACAAATAGCACAACATGGAGCTACAACTATAAGCACTGTAGATGATGATGCGGCAGCAGCACATTTAACTTTAGATCCAGACGGAGATCTAATAGTATCAGGAGCAGATGTTAAAATAGATGCTACTCAAAAATTATATTTAGATGGTGGAGGAAATACATATATCTCTGAATCTACTGGAGATGCAATTACTTTTACAGTAGGTGGATTAGATATGCTTACATTGGCAGAAACAGTAGTAGGAGATTATGCTAAATTTGATTGTGGTGTAGGATTTGACCAAAAAGAACCTACTTACGATGCTACCGATACTAATGTTCTTTTTGATTCAGGTAATAAACAATTTCTTACATTTGGAAGTGGTAATATAGCTGATTTAAATTTACATTTTCCTAGTGTGTCGGGTAATTATACATTACTATTAAAACAAGATGGAACAGGAAGTAGAACAGTAGCAGCAGATGGATGGCTAGTATTTGATCAGGGAGCTGGAACAGCAGCAGGAAGTTCTACAGTTAAATGGGCAGGAGGAAGTCCGCCAACATTAACAACAGATGCTAATCACGTTGATATATTATCTTTTTATTGGGATTCAGATAATGAAATAGCTTATGGAGTAGCAACATTGGATTTTCAATTTTAATGGCTTTTAAAGATGATATACTAGAATTTTTAGATAATAAGATAATAAGTCCATCAGGTATTGAAGTTATGATGGATTGGGAATCTCCTATAATGGAAAAATCAGCAGAGTTTATATGTCATAACAAAGGTGACATACTTGAAATAGGATTTGGTATGGGAATATGTGCAGATTATATACAATCACAAAATGTAAATTCTCATACAATAATTGAAATACATCCACAGATAATTGAAAAATTAAATGAATGGGCTAGTAATAAATCTAATGTTACTATTGTAGAAGGTGATTGGAATGAATTAGATAATCTGTCTACTTATGATGGGATATTTTTGGATACTTTTGGAGATTTAAACTTAGATAAATTTAAAAACTTTGCTTTAGATAAAAGTAAAGAAGGTGGTAAAATTACCTATTGGAATAATGAAGAAAAAGAATATAACCCCTATGAGTTTGATTCTATAAGTTATGAAAGGGTTTCTATAACTCCTGAGTTTAATAATTATACAGTAATGCAAAATAACTACTATATGCCAAAGGTAGAATTATAATGCCTAATTTTAGTGCAAATTCAAATGATTGTATGATAGGTAATACTAGTGCTAGTAGTTGGTCTGATGCAAGGGGAAATGCTAGTACGTCAGGAAACATTTTTCTTTCAAACGGAACATTTAATACATTTGGAATCTATAATATTTATTCAGGTGGTAGAGGTGGAAATACTTATTATTGTAGAAGATCATACTTTCAATTTGATTTATCTGGAGAAAGTGAAACTGCAGAATCGGCTACTTTAACTTTAAGATTAGATGCAACAGGAGTAAGTTCTCCTGGGGTTACTATAGTTAATTCTACAGGAATACCGACTAGTAGTTCTGATTTTGGTATGTGTTTTTCAAGCGGATCTATATTAGGAACTGAATTAGTAACTGCTGTTTCAGTTTCTACAACTGAAGGTGATCATACATTTACTTTTAATGCATCAGGAATTAGTGCTATAAATAGCGCTATAGGATCAGGAAACTTAAATTTATGTTTAATGGGAAATGACTATGACCATGATAATAGCGCACCTTCATTAGGAGGTAATTATAATAAAACAACAGTGTATTATCAAAATCATGGCACTTCTACTTATAGGCCTAAGTTGAGTATAACATATGCTGCAGCGGCAACAGATAATTCAGTATTTTTTGGGACAAATTTTTAATCAGGAGGTAAAATGAAAGATACGTTAGAAAAAAAGCTAGAAGGTTATAAAAAACAATTAGAAGAAGCAAAAGCTCTTTATTTTAAATTACAAGGAGCTATAGAAGCTACCGAGCTTTTAATTAAAGAGGGGGAGAAAGACACTAAGAAATGATAGAAGATTTTAGAGACTTATTATATTTTATGGCAGGATTCTTTACAACTTTTTGTATTGGATATATGTTAAAAAAGGAGAATGAATGATACAAACTCTTTTAGTAAAATGGATATTTAAAGCAGTTTATAAAGCAATAAAAAGAAAGCATGATCTAAAGAAAATTGATGATTATGTTAATAAGCCAAATGAACTAGATAAGCAAATGAAACAATCTCAAAAGAATGTAAATAAGGCTTTAAAACGAATTGAAGAATTAGAAAAAGATTTAGCAACATTAAAGCTAGATGCTCATCCGCCTATTAAAGGCTTAGAAAGAAGACTAAGAAAATTAGAAAAGGAGAAGAAGTAATGGAGTTTATTCAAAATAATTGGGAATGGTTTTTATTAGGATTTATGGTAGTAGAGAAAGCTATTAAATTAAGTCCTAGCAAGCATGATGATATGTTGTTAGACATATTGATCAAACCAATGATAGAAAAACTAAAGCCTAAAAAGTAATGGCTAAGTTTGGTAAAAAATCAAAGATGGTATTATCTACATGTGAAGACGACTTACAAAAAGTCTTTAACGAAGTTATTAAACATGTTGATTGTAGCGTAATAGAAGGACATAGAAGTGAAAAAAGACAAAATGAATTGTTTAAAAAAGGGTTTACAAAAGTTAAATATCCGAATGGCCGTCATAACTCTTATCCTAGCAGGGCTGTTGACGTGGTCCCTTATCCTATTGATTGGGAAGACAGGGAGCGTTTTCATCTTTTTGCAGGATTTGTGTTGGCTACTGCACGCTCTATGGGAATTACGTTAAGATGGGGAGGAGACTGGAATATGAACTTCCAAGTCGATGATAATAAGTTTGACGACTTTCCTCATTTTGAATTAAGATGATAATAGGATATATAGAAATACCTGAAGACTACTGGGAGGTAAGTATAGAATGCGAGTATCAAGAAGGGCAGTCGTAATACCCGATCAGCATTTTCCAATACATGACGAAAAAGCTATCGAGGTAACGTTAAGGGCTTTAAAAATAATAAAGCCTGATACATTTATAAATTTAGGAGATGTTGGTGAATGGGAATCTGTATCAGCATGGAGATGGAAACGTAAGAAAAAACCACCTTTAGAGTACCAATTACCTATTATAGATGAAGAAATATCTAAAGTAAATGAAGGTATTGATAGATTTGATAAAATTCTTGATAAAATAAAGTGCAACAAGCGTTATATTTTAGCAGGAAATCATGACGAATGGTTGACATATGGCTTTGTTGAAGAGTTTCCTTACATGAAGGATTACACTTTTTTAAAGGCTTGTAAGTGGAAAGAAAGAGGATATAAATACTATGAATATAACGAACCACTCAAATTGGGAAAAGTTTCTTTTATTCACGGTGCGTTTGCCACTAATCTTCATGCTAAAAAACATTTACTTGCTTATGGGGAAAATATCATCTATGGGCATACCCATGATGTCCAGCGTCATACGCTCACTAGATTGGGTGGAACGATCGGTGCTTGGTCGATGGGATGTTTAAAAGATATGTCAAGAGAAAAGAACAAATGGTTAAGAGGCGTACCACACAATTGGAATCACGCCTTTGCAATAGTAGATTGGTTTAGTAATGGAGATTTTAAAGTGGAAGTAATAGAAATAGTTAACGGAAAAACAACAGTTTGGGGACAAAGTATTTATGCCTAAACAGAAGTGGGAAATATCAGCGTTTACTAAAGGAATTATAGGATCTGCATCGGAAGATGATATTCCAGTAGATGCCTCCTCCTTTTCATTAAATATAGATGCTATAGCAGAAGATGGTACATTACAAGGTATTAAAAAAGATACAGTATTAGATAATTCATCTGGTTTTATAGACCTAGCTTCTGATGGAACACCTGCTAAAAAAGTTCAAAATGTAACTGTAACTAAAACAGTAGAGCCTGTAGCGACTATAGATATAGTACATGATACTGATGGTACTGGTATAACTAATAATAGCGGTATAGTTGAAATAACAACAGCATCTAATCACGGATTGTTAACAGGCGATGTAATAAATTTTACAGGAACAGAAGGCAACTCTGCTCCTCATGATGAATATGATGGAGTTTATACAATAACTAGATTAGATGATACTAGTTTTACAATACCAGCTACTTTTACATCAAGTGTTGTTACTGATGGTACATATACTATTAAATCTAGAGCAGCAGGTACTTTTAGTTATAATGAATCTATAATGATATTTCAAACAGTTGATTACAACTATTATATTTGTTTTGCTTTAGATACAAATGGTAATGGTAGCGCTGACAATGCAGCACCAGAATTTAATTATTTAGATATACAAGGTTATAGAAAATTATCAGTTCTTTTAAATACTACTGTTAATACAACAGCAAAAATAGCAGAAACTATAGCAGGAGTTACAAATCCTTATTCAGACGACTTTGTATTTTCTTATTCATCAGGATCAAGTTTTACAATAACAGCAAAGAAATCAGGTGATTGTCCTTTGTTTTTAACAAATGATTTAGTTACAGTAAGCACAACTACAGAAGGACAAGGAACACCATTTAAAGCAAACGACTTTCAAATATCTAATGAAGGTAATGGAATTTATACACTTATAGGAATTGATTATAGTGAAAACACTATATTAAAATGGGAAGATTTATATGATAATAATTCTAATAGAGTTTTTACTAATTTAGAAACGGATATAGTTCATAATAATAAATCCACTTTTCAAACTAAAAATAAAACAATGCATTTAGGTTTAGGTAATGGAGAAGAGTATAATACTAAGTGGATAGGAAAATTAGAAATAGAACAATTAAATAGGAATATATCTGGCTGGGTTGTTACTGATGATAAACTAGAAAGTCTTCCAAGACAATTTGCTCCTTTAGATTTTGATATAATGGTGTCTACTCCAATATACGATGTTGGCTCAGATGCTAATGTATTTAGTGAACAACAATCATATCATGCATCTGTTACAATTACAAGCAATGCTACAAACGATGGTAATTTAAATAAAGTATTTAATCATGCAAGCGGAGCAGTATTTACAACAGGCGGAGCTATTCTTAACGATTACGGGAAAACAGATAATTCTGCTCCTAAAATAGGATGGACATTTAAAGTTGCAGATACACAAGATTGTGGTACTGATTTAAGAGATGCTAAAAGATATAGATATGGAGGTAATGCAGCATTAGCTGCTCACGATATATTTATGGTAATAGATCCAGGTACTGATGCTACAACTACAGATGCAAAAGTAGAGTATATAGGAAATGCTCAAGGAGGAACAGCAAATGCTGGTACAGCTGCATTTTTTATGGCAGCTCAAGAAGGATCAACTTTTTTATATAGAGTTAGTACAACAGCTAGTACTGATAGTACAGCAAGTTTTTCAACTACAGCTCCTAGAAATGTTGCTTATGATTTAACTGAAATAATAGACGATGCTTCTGGAATATCTACTATACATCCTTGTAGAAGTCCTTTGACATCTGGATTGACTGCTACAACATCTGGTTATATGAATTATAGCGCAACTATTAATACTACACATATAGCAAATCAAACATGCAGAGCATTGCATGGAGTATATTGGATTGGTACAGTAGCAGGTAATTTTTATAGAATTAATACAATGGATATGAATAGCCAACATCATACTAGTTCATTTAATGGAATTAAATTAGATGCTAAAATGGTATTAGACTATAGAGAAATTGGTAAATGTGACGCTGATCCAGGAGATAGCGCAGATTTTAAACATTGGTATGGCGGTATATATGGAGCTACTGGGTTTTATAATACTACTGGAACTGCAAAAACAATGCCTTCAGATGCAGGTACATGGGCAGAAGATTATTCAAATTACTGGTCACCTACTCCTCAAAATAGTAGAATTTGCGGAGTAGTAGAAACATGGTCGAATAAAGCTAATTGCGAAACAGCAGCAGATGTATTAGGCGGTGATGGTACTATGAGATATGCATATGATGATGATTCTGATAGAGATGGCACAGGAGAAAGTGAATATCCAAATGCTGTTAGTTTACATCATCATCACGCAGAAACAGCTGGAAGTTCTACAAAATGGTCTTTTGCAGATAATAAGACTGTATGCGTTACGAATGCGGAGAGTGGTCATGATGTTGGTCAAATTATTACAGGCTATGATTCTTCTACAAATAATTGTCACGATGATTTTTTAGGTAATACTATTATAAATAAACTACACGGACAAAGTTCTTTTTATATACCAGCTGATAATACAAACGTTGGATCTAATAGTTTTAGTTATTACTCTTGTAAAGTATGGGTATTATTTACAAGTAATGACAATAATCCATATTCACGATGGAATTTAATGTTATACAATTTTTACCCAACAACATGTGATTCTGATAACAAAGTTTTAATGTACGATAGAACTCCTCCTTATGATGAATTTGATGAAATGACTACAGGGGAGTTGTCAGCATATGAAAGCAACGATTATACTACAGCAGGAAGTTTGCCAGTACAAAAAGGTTCAATGATATTTGCTAAAAATAGTAATTCAGCTTTTGACTATCAGAATAGTTCTTATGGAGAAGGTATTGATCCAGAAGAACAGCCTTCAGTATGGGGAATTATAAGAAGAGATGGTTCTTGTATACAAGGAAGTTCTACTTTTTTATCTACCGATGGCGCTCAACATTACCAGTTTGGATATAATATAGGATGGGGTGGAGCAATAGATGGAGCAAATACTCCTAATTATAGAAAAATTAAACCTATTCCACAAACTTTAGTTTCTGATATACCAGGTGGTAATAGACATAAAGTAAATTTCGCTGGTATGCTATCAGGTAAAATGTGCATGTATGGATATGGATTCCATAATAGACGAAATTTAGCAGGACAAGGATGGGCGCATGCAGATGGGGCTTATTATACCTTATCTGAAAAACCAGCTATATTTACTATTACTGACACAGGTGCAGCAGAAGATGATGCAAGGGCTTTTGCAGCATATTATAAAGCAGAAGATGCTATAAATAATCAAAACGATTATCATTATACAGACGGAGGTAGGTATAAAAAAAGAAAGATTATGGGTTCTGATAATGATGAGTTGTATAAAGCTGGAGGCACAAGTTACAGTACATATGATGGATCATCATTAACAGATAGTACTATTCCATATGTAAATTCTACTTGTGCTACTACTCTTTATCACGGTCAAATAGGAGACTTTTTATATATAGATAGAAAATGGCTTTCTTGTGAACCTTTAACAGGCACAACAAGTAAAAGATTATTAGGAAAAGCTGATGAAACTGTTGATACTTATTCTTCTAATAGACATTTATTAATGGCAGTAAATGTTCATGATCCTCACCCTCCCCCTATTACTAGTACTAGATGGGGTAGTAATATGAGATTTTATGGAGATACTGGACATAGTTCTGTTATGTCTACAAATATAAGAGGCCTTGGTTATGTGCATACTAATAATAATGGCTGTAGACTTAGTTATCACGTGTATGATGAAGAGGCTGGACCAGGACAACCTGCACGAGTTTACATGGATTCACTTAATGATGCTTTAAAAACTAATATTCCAGCTAACGACGGATTTACAGGTCATGGAGCATCTTCTAGACAAAATCAATTATTTTGCGTTCTTCCAAAAGACGATACTTCACTAGAAGGAACAGCAAGCGGAGAAGGCTATAATGCAACAGCAAGTAGCGATGCAGATAATTGGGTTTATGATATAAATAGATACCCTCCTAGTTGGGAAATTGTTCATGAAAAAGCTGCTACCTTTTCTTTAATATCTGCTAATGCTGATCAATTTGATTTTATATACAAAATGACTATGTTAAAAGTCGGATCTGTTTATCAGTATTTAATTTCTTCTGAAAAAAGTGCAGGAGGAGATTCAATAGCTGCTCTTTCAACTGTAAGTACAAGCAATTCTTCAGATAGTTTTTTAGGTACAACTATGGGAGGAACAACTTATAAAGAATACCTTGTTGGTATATGGAAAGTTGAATACCCTCTTGCAAAGAACTCTTATTATGCTCCTAAAACAGTGGGAGAAGATGTAGCTGGTTTATACGATGCATTAGACATTGTTTACAATAAAGAATATTCAGACAATCCTAAACTTTTAACAGTTCCTCTTATACACGCTTATAATACAGCTGATCCAGCTAGTTCTGCACAATGGGGTAATTTTTGGGCATCAGGACAAGGTAATATAACAAACTCTACTGATGCAGGAATAGATAATGAGCAAGTGCAATTTATAGCACCTTTATCTGGAGATCAACTTGATTTAAATGCAAGTACACCTAACTTTACAGATTTAGCAGATGTTTCTACTTATACCTATAATAATAGTTTAATTGCATTAACTTCAGGTAATACTGGTTTAATAGATGAATTCCCTGACGGTGCAGATGTAAAGTATAAAGCTACTTTGTTATACGATGGTTATCAAGAAGGTCCTTTACCATTATTCTTTCATAAATTTAAAATCAATGGTGGAAAAGAATCAATGAATGTTACTCTTAGCATATCTGCTGCTAGTACATCATTATTAAGTCCTAGAGCTACAGATATTGTTATATATAGAAAAAATAGTATTTCTGAATTGTATAGAATGGTTAAGCAAATAAGTTTAAAAAGAGAAGATTGGCAACTTACAGATAAAGGTAATTTTGAATATTCATTTATAGACAATGGAAGACTTGGTTCTTACGAGGCTTTATCAGGTGTTGCTGAGTCATCAATAGACACTTCATTAAACTATGAATTATCAGCGCAATTAAACGATTATTTATTTGTAGCTAAGGCTTACCATAAAGATATTAAAAAGAACGGTTCTAAGTACATATTTAGGTCTCAGAACAGTAAGTTTAGCGTGTTTGATGTTACTAAAGATTATGCTATACTTCCTAGTGTCCCTACAGCATTAGCTGCTTTTAATGGTAAGTTATATGCATTTGATAAAAGTAATACTTATAGAATAAACCCTGATAGTATGGTTGTAGAAGATCATTTTGAAGGAATAGGATGTTTAGGACCAAAAGGATTTTCTGTAACAGAATATGGTATGTGTTTTGCAGATGCTAATAATATTTATTTACACGATTCTACAAAGCCTACTCCTATAGGGCAGAATATATTAAGTGTATCATTATATGAAGGATGGCAAATAGGATGGCAAGAAGCAGTTAAAAAATCATTATCATATGGTCAAGAACCATTAGTATTCTTTGATGGACAAAGCACTTCGTTTGTATGTCTTGTATTAGGTAGTTGTGATCATCAATGTAGTAATACAGTATCTAGAGCTTGGGCTTATAGTATACTTAGAAATAGATGGGATTATTGGGAAGCACCTCAATCTAATACAGCAGTTCAAGGAGACAATGGAGATATTCTATTATCAGATGGTAGTTTCTTATATAACTATAGAGATAGTTCTTACAAGAAAGAATGGAGATGGAGAACTAAGAAAATAGTAGCAGATAAACATACGTCTACAAAAAGATTTCATAGAGTTAAATTAACAGGATCTCCTACTTTAGATACTATAAGCACTCCTCCTAAATGGAATGATGATGTTACAGTATTTGTAGACGGAGATATACAGCAATTAAGTATTTTAAATAAAGGTTATAGTAAAGAATTTAGTGGATGTTTCTTTAATGGAGGATCAGGAGGACCAGGTACTTCTATTTCAGATAGTGACACAACAGTAAATGTTACTGGATTAAATGGCGGTGATATAGGGGGTACTCTTCCAGAAGTAGGAACTTACATAATGTTAGATGATGAAATAATGTTAGTTACAGCACAGCCTAGTACAGCTTCATTAACAGTTACAAGGGCGCAAATGGGTACTACTGCAGTAATACATACAAGCGCAGTTACTGCAGGAACAGAAGGAATAGAAAACCAAAGGTTGTATAATATATCACCTTGTATTAAATTACCTTCTAAATGCAGAGGTAAAACTATCGAAGTTTATTTACAAAATCAAAAGTCAATTGTAAAAAGCCTTGGCATTGATTTATTAGTAAAGAGTAGTGGGTTTTAGATGGCTATAATTAATAGTACAAAAGTTCCTCCTAGAGTTTCTAATGAAGAGTTTCAAAAAGCATTGAATGAAATATATGTTCATTTAAATCATTTATTCACTTCTCAGAAAGGAACAGAAGATGTAGAGAGTTTGTCTGCAGGAAAACTAGGAGATATGAGAGTTGTAGAGCGTTCTGATAAAGAAGCAGGAATAGAAATAAGAACAAGTAAAGGTTGGTATTCTAACGGTATATTTAACGATACACCTAGAATTGTAAAATTAACAGATAGTGGTGGAAGTTCTGTTACTGCAAATAATACAATAGAAACAATAACAGCAGACGCTACAGTAAAGGATGCGATAAAGGAATTATCTGTAAAATTAAATGAAGTAATAGAACTTCTTAACGGTATAAATAATACCTCTTTTAAATTTTCTAATAGGAGAAATTAGTATGAGTATTTTCAGTCCAGTTATAGACAATAGTCCAATTGATCAATATGGTGCAGCTGGTAATGCAGGTCAATTAGGAAATTATTCAGCAGTAGCATTTAACCGTGCTAATGAATTATACAATCCTCTTAGTGAAAGAAATAGAATGACAATGAATAGCATGCGTGAAGATGCGTTAAACATGCAAGCTCAAGGTAATATACTTAATGCAAGAAATGCAGCGGCAAGTGGAATAGGTGGTAATTTTGCACAGACTGCTTTACAAAATCAAAACCTTATGAGTAAAATAAGAAATCAAAGTACTAAAGATTTTCTTTCTACTTTAAATCAAAACACACAATTAGCTCAAGGCTTTCAAGGGCAAGCAGGTCAGTTTACATCACAAGCTGGTAATATTAAAGGAAATTTAAATCAGTTATTTAGACAACGAGCATCTGCTAATCAACAAGCAAAACAAAAGTCTAATGCAATGAAATTTGATGCATTAAAAATGTTAGCAGCTCCAATGTTAGGACCAGCTATGGGAGCAGCAGGTGGAATGCTAGGAGGTGGTTTATTAGGAATGGGTAGTGGTCAAGGATTTCAAGCAGGTGTTCAAAACTTTGCTAGCAATCAATTAAATCCTACTGCTATGCAACCCATGCAAAATCCAATGAATGCTAATTATGGATTTAATCCACCTAATATTGCTAGTTCATTATTTAACTACGCTAGTAATTATCATCAAAATCAACTTACACAGAACTTAACATCAAGAGGTTATTAATGAGTATAGATACAGCAGCAATGAACTTTATTAATCAGCATAATCAAATGAAAATTGCTAGAACTAATGCAGGTTTAAATAAATACGGAATTGATACTAGAGCGCAATTGCAACAACAAAATATAGATTTAAGAAATAAATTATTTGATTTAGTGCAGCTGCCAGAATCTCAAGAAAGAATGAGACAAGCTACATATGCTCAAGACAAATTAGAAGCAGGACAACAAGCAGAAGCATTGGGTGTTAGTACAGACAATTTGCAACAGACAAGACAAAAGCAATATAAAAATCAATTAGATGAAATAGACAGAGCAATAAACGAAATGCCTGAAGATTTGCAATTTAGTTTAATGGATATGTTTACTGGTAAGAATATAGGGAAAATACCTGGAAGATTAAACGTTAGAGCTAATCAATTATGGGATTCGTTTTTAAAATATGGAAGGCCAGATGCGCCTAAAGATTTAGATCCTTTAGGATCAGCTAGTAGATATTTAACAAGCAGAGGATTTAGTCCTCTCCAAGTAAATGAGGCTTTAAAAAATTATGTAGATCCTAGAGGTTATGTTAAAAATCAAAAATCTGAAGATATTATAGAAGAATTAAAAAATAAGAATATATTAGGCACATTGTATCAAGGAGGAGAATAAGATAATTATGGCAAATTTAACTACTTCAAAATTAAAACAAACTAGCCTAGAATTTGAGCAAGTTAAGGAATTAGTAAATAGATATCATGCTGGTGAATTATCAGGTTTAAATGAAAAAGATTTAGAGCAAATAGCAATACTAGCAGCTCAAATGGGAATTGAATTTAAAGTAAAATCAAAGCCTATTAGAAAAGGTTTGTTTGATTTAGCAGATACAGCTGCATTTGGATTAATTCCTAATGAATTAAGACCTACTTCTATTGGTCAAGAATGGCACGGAGAATCGGGTATAGATAAATTTGCTGGTGGAGTTGGAACTTTAGGAGGAGCAGTTTTAGGAGGATTAGGTGTATTAAAATTAGCTGGTAAAGCTAAAAGTATGTTCAGTAAAGCTCCATTTGGTACTTACGGTGGAGGTAATAAAGTTGCTCAAATGAATCCTCAAAGAGACAGACTTTTAATAGACGCTGCTAATAGATACTTGCCTAGAACGCCTGGATATTTACCAAAACCACCTGGATATTTGCCTAGTCATTTAGGAAGAAAGGTTCCAAGTACACCTGGAATGGGTGAAGTAGTAAATATAATGGGCAGGGCTTATTAATTAAAACAATATACACTCATGCTCTCGTCAAGAGCTTAAAGTAAACTCAAAGGAGAATAAATATGGCAGATAATTTACATAAATTAACAGTACAAGAAGCAACAAATCAAATAGCTCAAAGAAAAGTTATAAGAGTTATTCCAACTATAGAAACAAGTGAATATGTTTCAGGAGATGTAATATTTAATTCTGTAGCTATTCCAAATGCAGTAATAGGAAAAGGTGGTTGCTCTAAATTAATAGCTGCATATATGGTTAGTAATTCTACAGATAACTTGTTATTTGAAATGATATTTACAGAAAATTCTGCAACTTTTGGAACTGTTAATGCAACAGCAAATATTTCAGATGCAGATATAAGAACTGCAAAAGTATTAGCATCTTGGGCTTGTGAAGCAGTAGATGATACAACTGAGCATCTTGATAACTCTGAAATAAAAAGAATATTTGATACAAGAAGTGCAAATGGAAATACTGTACCAAGTGTTGAGCCAACATTACTTCAAGCAGCTGAAAATTCAACAGATGTATATTTTGCAGTATTAGGTGGCTCAACTATTACTTATGCTGGAACAACTGATTTAGAATTTATATTTCATATTGAATATTAAATAAAAGGAAATAAAATGGCAGGAGATAGATTTGGCTACGGAACTGAACCTACAAGTTTTGATTATAAATATTTATTACCTCCAAAAAGAAACTTATATTACGAATCATGGGGCAAGAATCCAGAAGGTAAAATGCTCTACGCTTGGTTAGATCAAGATACTGGTGAATGGTATGATGATGATATATATGGAAAAAATCTACCAAGAAGAAGTCAATTATACTACGGTGCAGGGTTTCAAGAAAATTGGGATAATGCAATACAGCAAGGTTTAACTAGCAGGCTAAAAAAAGATTTTGTAAATTACTTTGATTACCTTATGGGTGATAAGAGGCAAAAGATGCCTCAAGATTTGTTTCCAGTAACAAATAAATAATTATGTCTACATATGATGATAGAATATTAGAGTTAGTAAAGCACTACAGATACAATCCTTATTTATATTCCGAACAACAAGTTGACGAGCTACAAAGATTAGCAGACGATAATAATGTTCCCTTTAATAGAAAAACTGATGACTTTAATTTTAGAAAAACTATGAGTCATTTAGTTGATGGGTTCTTTGAAGGGTTTACAACAATACCAGTTTCTACATTAAAAGGCGATCATCCTACTACAACATACGAATCAATAGCACATTCATTAGGGCATTTAGCAGGTTTTGCTCCAGGTATTATATCAGCACCATTAAAGCTAGGCGCTAAAGGTCTAGCTAAAATAGGTTTTGGAGAGCAAGCTAAAGATGCTTTGGGTAAGATTACTTATAAAGGTGCAGCTAGATATGTAGATGATGCAGCTGAAATTACAAGGGAAGCAAACCATTGGTCAATACCTATGATATTTGGAGATATAGGTAAAAGAAAATTTCAACAAGGTTTAGAGGTTAGTAAATTACAATCATTAGATTTTTTAAAGAAAGGTGCAGGTGCTAGATCAGTATTAGAACAAGCAGTTCATTTAGGTACAGCAAGTGCAGTTTCTTCTGTATGGAAAGGTCCTGATGAAATGATGCATTCTGCATATAGTGGTGCTATAGCAGGTGGTGCATTTGGAGGATTAGGAGAAGTAAGAATGATAGGAAACTATCTTAAATCTAAAAATCCTAGTACATATAGAAAAGGTGAGCAAAGAGTTAAGTCAGCTATAGGTGCAGCTATGCTTGGAGTTCCTACAGCACTACAAGGTGAACCTATAGAAATGATTATGTATCAGACGCTTTTAGGCGGTTATTTTGGATATGGATCTAGACCTTCTATGGAGGCAGAAGGTGGCAAATTCATACAAAGATTACAATATGAAGGTGATAAGAAGTTTATATTTCGTCCTACTCAACATCCTAGGTGGGATAAATACTCTACAGGCGCTCAAGAGTATATAAAAAAGGAAGTTACTGAAGGTTCTAAAGATTATTTATATAGACAATTTAATTACTTAGGTTATGATAAAGACTATGTTAATGCTGAAGTCACTAGAAAAGCTAGAGAATCAGAAGGATTAGGAGCTAACGATCCACTACCTCAAGAAAAATTAGATGCATTCTTTAGAAGCGAAGCACATGATTTTTATATGTCAGGTCCTGGTTCTAAGAAATCTTCTGAAATACATATTCATAAAGATTTAACAGATGCATTGTCAGATGCAGAACAACAAATGGATGCTAATGATCCAGTAGATTTAACTCCAACTCCTAAGAAAAAGAAGGGTGAACCTAAAACTAACGCTCAGGAAATGAAAGAACGTGAAAATGACGTTGATATATTTGCTGCAGGTTATGATCCTACTACAGGTAATGTTACTATAATAGGTGGTATTGATAGAAAGAAGATAGGTTTTAGGGGGGATTACGAAGGAACTGTTAACGGAGAAAGCAGAGTTAACAGACCTTCTGATGTTTTAGAAAATACACAGTATATTACTTGGGATGGCGTTTTTATAAAAGATTCTAAAACAGGCAAGTATACTAAATATAAACCATTGTCTTACGGAACTACTAAAAACGCTTCTACAGATTGGAAGACAAGTACTACTAAAAATGTAGATACTAAACTTCTATGGAAAATAGAAAGTAAACTACACGAATCTGGTAGATATTTATACGGTGGTATTAAAGATAAAGGTATACTTACTATTAGAGAATACCATGCAGATGCTAATAGATACACTAATGAACAGCTTATTAAAGCCTTATCAGAAAGAGATTCTATTAGATCATATGCACAAATAAGAAAATCTTTATTAGATAGTAGAAATGAATGGATGAGTTATTACAAGTTTGATTCATCAGCAGATAAGCAATATATAATAGACAGACATGATAAAAGCTGGAGATCTAATATATTAGCAGAAGCTGAAAGAAATGGATTATATGAACAAAAAGATTTAAGTAATATACATAATTTAATGACTGACGGTTATTCTAAGAATGTAGTTGATTGGAATAAAAGAGAGCAATTATATAACGACAAGTCAATGCCACTTCCTAAAGATACATTAGGTACTTTAAAAAGCGCAATATTTACAGAAAACTTTTTAGACGTATCTAAGAATCAGTATATAAATATAAAAGGTGAAAGAGAATATTTTGATAGTGATACAGATGGAACTATATATTTCTTACAAAAAGATATAGACATTATGTATGATAGATTAGGTTTAAAAGAGAAATGGAAAGACAGTCAATATAGTGATGTCAATCCTTCTATGATAAAACCAGTTATTATAGTTAAAACACCAATGGGTACTATGATAGTTAAAGCAGCTGGCAGAGGTGCTAGTAAGCCCTTAGAACAATATATGATTAATAATGGATTAAGATCTGTTATAATGAAATCTGCTACAAAACATACTGGTTCTATAGGAGGTCCTAATGGTGAAAGATTTAATACTTTTAATATAGATAAACTAAAACAAAGAGTATATGAACATGAAGGCAATTTAAATACATTAGATATTAATGAAGCAGATATTAGAATTAATTTAGGTACTTTTGAAAATCCTGCTACTGCATTAAAAAAGCAGAAGATAGCAAGACAGCTTGCTAGTAATTTAAATCAAGGACAAGCTGGAGGAGCTTTAGAAGCTCTTTGGAAAGAAGTTTACCTTCCTAATATAGAAGGCGATCCGAATGTAAACAAAGCTATCAAGAATTATGTAGAAAGCGAAGGCTGGATGCAGAAAACATTTGGATATAAAAAGTTTAAAGTTGATGATTTAGATATAAATATAATACATGATATATTAACTAAACACGGTAATACAGAGTTAGCTAAAGATATAGCAAGACAAATTGCTAGACAGGATAAGAAAGGCCAATTAGAAGATGTAGATAATTTTACACCAGAACAATATCAGCAATACGTTTATAGAAATAATAGAATATTAGATTCTGCTGATTTTTCTCAATCATTAAGAGAGATTAATTTAGGAAATTCTAGACAATTTTTTGAAAATGTTTATAAGAAATATCTAGTTACTAGAGCTTATGCTCCTAAATATAAATACTCATCTAAAGGTTGGTTAGCTCCTAAAGATCCTCATTTATTATTAAGTACTAAAGATATTAAAGATGGACACTTTATGTTAGACAGAGATATGGGTAAAATGACAGTTAATTATAAAGGGAAAGATAGAAAATTAGAGGAGGCATGGAATGATTATGTTAAAAATGGTAAGCCAAAAAGTGAAGCTAATGCTTTCGATTTTCTTGTTATTCGTGTTCCTGCCGATAGTATTTCTGGGACTAGGGTTCTTAAGTTTGATGGCTTTACCACCCAAAAAGGAGTGTCCATTACTACTAATGCAAAGGATAATGCATACTTAGGTGGTGCAGATAAAGATAGTGATAGTGCTTTTTTATATCAAAATATGCCAAGGAAAGTTGTAGATGCTGTTAAAAAACAACAAGATCAATGGTCTAAAGACAATAGATGGATAGACGGAAAGTCTGAAGTATTTGATCCAGTTTTTGGAGCATCAGGCAATCAAGCATATAATACAATTGAAAGTAAGTTTTCTCCTTCTATGAGAAGAATAGTTGCAGACTCAGCTGCAAAGGGACAGAAGGGATTAGGTTATGGAGTTGTAGCTAAAGATAACTTATTAGGTATTGCAGATTTTTTAAAAGGAAAAGGTGCAGTTACTTTTTCAATGAATTCTCCTAAAGGTAAATACCTAGGTAAGGTTACTTTAGAGTTAAAACCAAATGGACATAATATATTAGCAAGGTTAGGAAGAGAGGTTGTTAATCGTTCTGCTGATGCAGCTAACTATCCTAAGATGATTGATTTTACAGACCTTCCTAATATTATGTTAAACAGTGCTTTTAATATGAAAGGTGTTAAGCTAGGTAAAAAAATGAAAGAAGTTACTTACGATGATTTAGCAAATACATCTTTAAATGCAATATTTGATGCTAGAGCAAAAATAAGTTCTAGTAATAAAACATCATTTCCTTTATGGCAAAGAAGTATAAACCAGTTAAATGATTTAAATTCTTTTCCTACACTTTCTTCTAGAGTTGCAGAAAGATTAAACCAAGCAATGGTTGATTCTAAAGGTGATATGAAAATCTTTAATGATGTTAAAGTTTTAGAAAACTTAAATAAAGCAATGAGTGAAAGTGTTAAGCAGTATATAAGAAATAAGAATACTAATCCAGCATATAGAGTTTTAACTCAATTAAATTTTAAACTACAAGCAAAGCCTTATGGTAATTATAGCCAAATGAGATATAAAGTTGAAAGAGATTTTGAACAGCTTACTTCTTGGAACGCTATTGCTAAATCAGGAAATGATATATATGCAGCGTTAAAGAAAATGGGTTATGGTGATAAAGCAATACAAGAATTAGATGTAAATATATTAAGCAAGATAGCAAAAACAGCTGAAACTATTAAAAAAAGAACTAGACAATTTCATCCAGATTCAGAAGTTAAAAATGAATTTGGTGAAATAGTACATTCTTCTAGCGAATACTTTGATAAACAAGTTTTAGATTATAAGAATGGATCTTTAAACAAGTTAGTAAAACAATACGATAAAAGACACGGAAAGGATAATCTTATAAATTCTGATATGCTTCACAAATATTTTGATATGTGGTTGTTAAGTCCATTTGTAAGAACTAAATCTACTGATACAAGTTTTAGTAAGATACCTTTTCAATCTAAAAGCATAAATCAAAAATCATTAGAATATTATACTAAGCAGCATAATGATTTGTTCCAATCTATAATAGGAACTGTTACTGGTAAAAAGCCAAAAGAAAAAGCTCTTTTTGATATGGAAACTTTTGATTATAAAACTCCTAAAAAACAAGCTCAAGAAGATATTATAGATAAAGCTATAAATAAAACTCCAGATGTTAAGAAAAATCCTAACGAATCTTTAAGTGATTTATTTAGAAGAAAGGCTTTAACTAAAGATCAGTTTGATTTAGTAAAAGATTTTGAAAGAAGACTTGATAATAATCAGCATATAAGAGATAATTTTAAAGATTTTTATGAAAACTTTATTATTGAAGTTGCAGGAGGTCCAGCTAAGGATATAAGTTTAATTGATATAAAAGATATAAATGCAATTAACAGATATATGAAAGATATGGATAATAGATTTACTAAAGCTGGTACTAAATTACCTGACTTTGTTTGGAGAGCATCTCCAGAATATGTTGATTTATATATGAGAAATTTTGAAAACAAATACTTTGCTACTTTTCAAGAGAATGTAAAGACTAAAGAAGGATTTGTTAAAAGAACAATTAGAAAATACACTGGCACTTTAGGTATCATAAAAGATTATGTACACAAAACTACTAGCGAAATTGAAAGACAGACAGGTAAAGTAGAAGAGTTTAATGACAGAGCTTATATACACAGGAATCTTCCTGTTAAAGAAGCAGAAGGTATTAGTGAATTAATATTCTTAAAACGTGAAGGTGTGGATTATAAATCTACTGACTTATATAAACAGCTTAATAAAAAGTCTTTTAATATAAGAAACAAAGAACGATCATTAGATGAAATTATAGAAAGAGATAATAATAAGTATACTGAGCAGTTTGAGAATTTTAGTAAAAAATATATACACGCTACAGATAACAAAGGGAATTATATAGATTTTTCACAGATAGATGTTAAAAACAAATACGGCAAATATAGCAAGTATTTATCTTGGGATAAGGATGGTAAGTTTAATGCAAAAAACTTCGAAAAAGCTATAATGTCGGACGTTATGAAGGGTAAGGGTATTCCTGAAGTACCTATAGAAGTTATTTTAAGAGCATCTTATGAGTTAATGTTAGAAACTCAAATTAATAATAAGACTTATAAAAAGAGCATGTCTTTAAAACAACGTAGAGAACAATTTAGAAAGAAAGTAAAATTCAATCCTATAGGTAGATTTGAATTTGATACATATATACCTCATATTAATTTTGGAAGAAATAAAAAGAGTAGAGAAGTTATTGATAAATGGATTAATGAAAGAGTTCAAGAAGTATATGATAAGACACTATCAGATACAGGTAGTGTTAAGAAAGCAGAGAGAATGGCTAAACTTAAAAGATTAAGTTATGAGATAATGCAAGATAGATCTACTTCTGAAGATTTAGGAATGAGTAGTGTTACAACAGAATCTGTTATGTACGATTTTTCTAAGATGAGTATAAAAGATATAGATAGTACGCTTCTTAATCACAGACCAGGCTCTGCATTAGAAAGACACGCTGATATGCCTGGCTGGGATAGAACACATAATGCAATTGACTTTTATAAAAAAGGTATATTTACTGCAATGTATAAAGCAATGAGTGGTTATCAATCTAAAAAATCAATAATGAATTTTGAGAAAGAAGCTGCATTTGGAGAGAACACTGCAGACTGGGCTTTATATTTAAAATCATATTACAGAGATTCAATGGGATTACCTACAATATTTGGTAATCAAATGCATAGGTTTATAAAAGCTGATAAAAATACTACTACTATATTAGGTGTTGATGCTGAACCAGTGATGAGTAAATTATTTGGACCTAAATTTAAACGTAGAGGTTTTTATTTAACTAGTGATCAAGCAGTTATAGAAGCAAATAGTAAAATTAATAATTGGTTTAAAAAGCACGGAAGACAACTTCCTTGGATGAGTAAAGTTCCTGAAATGCCTAAAGAAAGTTTAAAGAAAAGCGATCCAGTGTTATATGAAAAAATGTATCAAGCACACATGTCTGCTATGTCAAGAATAGTTCACAATATGGGAAGAGTTGAAGCTAAGTTCAATCTTTTAACTATATTAGGACATCCTAAATTATATGTCGGGAATTTATTTGGTGGAACTACTAATACTATTACAAGAGCTGGTCTTAAAAACTTTATGCGTTCTTACGATAAAAAGTGGATTAAGAACAATTTATTAGTTAATGAAAAAGGTGAGTACAAATTAAGATTTAAAGATGGTAGCTCTGTTAAGAATAAGAAAGATTTAGATAAATGGATAGCAGAAAAAGGAATTATAGAATCGTTTATTACTAACGAGCTTAACTTAAATATTGGATTGAGAGATGCTAGAGGTATAGCTAAACAAAACTTAAAAGATTTTTCTAAAGATTTAAAATCTAAGTTAAAGAAAGATCCTGATATGAATGATAATACCATTCTCGAATTAGCTAAGAAATATAAAGTTGACAAACTTCTTATAGATAATGCAGCAGTATTTATGCAGTCATCAGAAAGAAAGTTAAGAAGAGACTCTTTTTTATCACATGCTATTAAATATATGGAAGTATATGGTAAGGATGGATTAAGATTAAATTTAGATGATCCAGCTGTTATGGAAGCTGGGTTAAAAGGAGTAGAAGCAACTCAGTTTGTTTATCATAGTTCTTTTAGGCCAGGCTATATGAGAACTTCCTTGGGAAAAGTATTATCTCGTTTTAAATTATTTGTATTTAATTCGGTAAGAGTTCGTAAAGAAATGCTAAGAAAAGCTAAATACTACGGATTTGAACCAGGCACAGAGCAGTTTGAAAGGTTTAAGACAGACTTTCAAATTAATATGTTTATAGCTGCACTTGCCTCTGCTTTTGCATATAGTTTATTCGATACTAGTTTACCACCTCCTTACGATTGGGTTCAAGAAACTGGAGAGTGGTTATTAGGAGACAAGAAAGAAAGAGATAAAGCCTTTTTTGGTCAATGGCCTTATCCTGTAGCTCCTTTAAATATAGTAACACCTCCAGTAGCTAGATTACCAATGTCATTCTTTGGTAGTTTAATAAATAATGACTGGGATAGGTTTATGGATTATCAAGTTTATACAATGTTTCCATTTGGTAGAATGATTAGATCTGCAGATAAAATTGTTGATGAACCTTATGGAACAATAGAGGGTAGAGCAATGCAACAAATTTTTGGGTTACCTTTAGATACTGTTAGAAGTAAAATTAAGAGAGCTAATGTGTTAGCTCAAAGAAAAGAGTTAATTGACAAAGAACTGTCTGATATGACAGAAGGAGAATAAAATGGCAAGAGATGCTTATGGTTTTGGGACACCTAAAGTTCCTTTTGATAGAACAATGAAAAATAGACAAGGTCTTCCTAGACAAGGACTTTATCCTAATTACTATGATGAAGCTGGTAATTATATAGGATTAAATGAAACACCTGCAGCAGGCACAGGCTTAAAAAAGAATATGTTTGGTATGCCTGAAGCATGGCAATATGCCCCTACAGGTAAAGCACTTGATACTAGTGAGATTGATTTTTCTAATAAAGATCAAGTTATGGCTATACAATCTGCAATTGGAGCAGATGTAGATGGAGTTTGGGGACCACAAACAGAAAAATTATACAGAGAAGCAATAAATCAAAGAAGAGGGCAAATGGGATTAGAATCTTATAGCTACGAACCAGAACCTGAAATGTATCCAGCTGGTTCTATTGTAATGCCTGGAGATCCAGACGCTGGTAGTTTATTTGATTTAGCAGAGCCTACTAATTCTTTTGAGGCTTATCAAATGTATAATCCTAGAATGAGGAGATAATTATGTCAGATAGACCTTGGGTTCCTGGTGGACCAGAGTCATCTATGATGCCACAAGAAGGCAGAGTTCAAATGGCTCAAGAACAAGAAAAAGCAACACGATTAGCAAAAGAAGCTATATTTATTTGGAATAATTTAGTTGAAGATAAAGGTCCTTTACAACAAAAGCAAGATGAATTAGGTTGGGAAAGAAGAATAGAGGAGTTGTTATCTAACGATGGTTTTCAAAACTTTTTAAATGCTAATACTATAGCAGATAAAATGATGGCTTTAAGAGATACAGGTATGAGAGGTGGTTATAATATGAATGATGAACAATTAGCTCAATATATATTAAAACATTCTCCAACGTCATTAACCGAAGATCCTGCTGTATCTACTGAAACTAGATTACTTGAAGAAGAAATGAATAAACCAAAATCTATATTAGATTCTATTGAAGATAAAGGAAGGCAATTAATGAAAGGATTACATAATACTACTGGAGGTGTTGTTGGAAAGTATTATGGAGATGATGGAATAGAAAAATTCAAAGAAGACTACCCAGCTCCAGAAGGATTTTATGAAAAATATGGTATAAAATAAATGGATTGGCTTCAAGTATTAGAACAATATGGAGTTCCTCTTGTAGTCGCTTGTGCATTTTGGATGTTTATACAAAAACAGAATAAATTTATA